TTTGTCGTCCCACTCTTTAGAGTAGTTAAAGAAGCAATCAATTGTGTATTTGCAAGAAGCATCAACAAAGAGGTTTGGAATTATACGACGAACTGCCTCAATACCGTTCTCAATTGAAGCTTTAGGTAGCACATCAATACGCCAGTCTAGCTCTTCTGCTTTCTTATACTCAAGTACCATCTCATATCTAGTCTTAGCTGTACCGTTACGGCGGCTAGCACCTAGCTCGCGAACTTTAACGTCGTGTGGAAAGCGCACAGCTCTTACATCAAACTTGGAGTCTTTGATATGGTCAAGGTAGTGGCCCATGGCATAACCATTATTCCAGTACTCTCCTACAATGCGCCATTTGCCGCGATACCACTGTACAAACAGAAGTACAAAGTAATCATCGACACCCAGGTCAAGATAAACATCTGTAGGTAGGTTTGGATCATATAGGTCGCGTTGAACTCCGCCCTTGCGAACAACTTCTTCATTGAACTGGCGCGCGTAAAACGTTCCATCTTTACTAGCAGTAAATGCTTCTTCAGGGCTACCTGGGTATTCCTGGAAAATATCTCCGCCCAATTCGCGGCGCTGAGCTATCCAGAAATTCTTTTGCTCTACATTTAACTTGCGATCTGTCTTGAACTCTAGCTGTTTAAAGTACTCAGCAGCTTCGTCGTCAATAGCTTGGTCTATGTCAAGTATACAATCAGGATCATCAATCCACGAAAGAAATACAGGATAGAAGTCTTTAGGTGCAAGCTGACCAGACTCAAGAGCTAATACTGAGTCATCCCAGATTGTCTTAAACATGTTCTTGCCTTCAGCAGTGCTCTCTATTACACCAGTGTTGCCGCGGGCAAGTGCCTGAAGAGTACCTGTCTTTACTTCTTTAGCTCGCTTAGGTGAATTATTAGCTATCTTGCCCATCTCCGAAATATGAAGTCGCTGCAACGTAGTAGATCGGAAAGATACACGAATAAATATAGTAGAACCATTGTTAAATGAAAACTCTTTGGTGTTATCTTTTTCAAGAACGGCTTGACTAAAGTTTTTAACGTGAGGGTCTAGTGTATCCCACAGGAATTTAGCGCGTTCAAGTAGTGTAGACGCTTCGTCTGTGCCTTGGGCCATAAGACCAATGTTCATAAACGGCGCCCACACAGCATCATCAAAATAGCTAACAAGCCAGAATGTTGATATTCCTTGCTGTCTAGACTTTAGTATGATAATACGTGGGTGTTTACGTGTAGCTGCATAAACTACATGTTGTGCGTAGTTCATTCTAAACGTAACAGGTGCACCGTACTTATCAATGACAGAGTAAAGATTATTAATACGCCAGAGTTTGTTATTTAGATAGCGGCGTTCAAAGTCTTCAGGTTTTATATTGTTAGCTGGCGGGTTATCAAAGAAATGGTAGTGCCCAACTAAGTCTGGGTAAAGCTCATCAAACTGCTCTTGTGTTATTCGGAGATTAATCACTTGGAACATCTCCCAGGTATTGGTTGTATTTAGGTGTGTTGTTATCAGTGTAATTGTTTTGTACGTTGACTTGCGTCATGTTTTTATTAATAAACGAAGTCTGCAGCTTACACAATATATCAGTGATAACTTCTAGCTCAGATACATGTTCAATGCTAAGCAGCAACGACCGTGCGCGCGTATTTATTTGTTGTGCCGTAGTTTGAAATTCTGCGCTAAGATGTTCAAGCCCTTTTAGCTTTTCTGTAAATTCACCAAGTGCTTCTTCTGCACCTGGCAGCTCACTTAGCTTATCAGCTACTTCACTAAGAATAACATTGTCCATGTTAACAAGTTGATCAATAGTACCATTAAACTTAGCATCGTCGTATTCTCTACGAAGCTTTAACACAGCGCCATAACTAATATCTAGATCATCAGCAATGTCTTTAGGCGCCGTGTCATTTTGCAATAATGAAATGACTTTGTATTTTTGCTGATTATCCATTTACTCAGCTCCAGGTTTGATAATATGTTCCTGCTTGTATTCTTTAAGAAGGTTAACAACCAAGCCAGAGAAGTTGAGATTTAAACGTTCACAGTGATCTTTAACCTCTCTAACAACTTGCTCATCATCAGGTCGTTTATCTTTAGTGCTGAAAGTAAATATAGCCATGATAGTAGTTCCTGTTGTATATTAAACTTATATAAAATATTATATCTTAACGCTGTGTACATGTAAACGTTTTTGTTATATAATGTAAAAGTAGTTAATAGTAACTCATAAACCAAGGAACTCACCATGTCTACTACTACAACAGACGGTATTCCGACTTACGAGAGTCGGGTAAACGAAGTCATTACTGCAGCAACTAAAAGTGATGACGGCAAACTTGTACTCCCAGAAGGAACAGATGAAGGTTTAGCTTATTCAGCTATGGCAGAAATTCGTCGTCGTGACACACAAGGCGCGTATACCAAGAATCAGCAGCAGCTTAAAGCGCTACAGGCTGAAAATGAAAAGCTTGCATCTTCGTGGGAAAGCGACGCTGTTGCAAACCTTAGCTCAACCGAACAAGCTAAGTTGGAAGAGCTTAAAGTCCAAGACCCAGATACTTGGCGTTCAGAAATTGCTCGCTTAGAAGAAGAAAAGCGTGGTAAGTTTAAAGAAAAGCGTGAAGCTATCACCGTAGAAGCTTCTCAGATGACAGAGCTTGAACGCCGTAGCTCTCAACTCGAGCAGTTCAATAAAGACAACCCGGACATTGAACTAACCGACGAAGTTATTGAAAACGACATCCCTCCTCGCATTACTCGCAAGCTGGAAAAAGGCGAAATTAACTTTGGCGATTACTTAGCTGAAGTTGCTGCTTATTTAGGTAAACCTAAAAAGCTTGCGCCAGGTGAAACAGCTCCAGACACTCCAGACTTTGCTGGTGTCCGCAGTTCAAATAGTCCTACTACTGAAGCACTTAAAGGCCAAAGTAAAAACGACTATAAGAAGGAAATTTTCTGATGTCAAAATTATTTATTGGTACTAAAGTTATCAGCGCTTTGTTTATGACAAGGCAAGACTACAATGATTACCGTGGTTGGCAGCTTCCTGAAGACGAAAATGGTAGCGACAAAGGCTACTTGGTTGAATACAGAGATGGCGGACCAAGTAATCACGCAGATCATGCTGGCTATATTAGCTGGTCACCGGAAGCTGTGTTTAATAGCTCTTATCAAACGTCTGGTGAATTGTCATTTGGTCATGCTATTGAGCTAGCTAAAGACGGTTACAAGATAGCTAGATCTGGTTGGAACGGCAAAAATATGTTTGTGGTTTACATGGAACCGCTGTATTTGCCTCCATACAACACAGCAGACACTAATCGTAAAGTAAACGACCGCACAGCTAAGTTTATTGGTGAAGATAAACCACTTGACTGTCAACCGTACTTTGCAATGTACAATGCACAAGAGCAATGGATACCTGGTTGGCTAGCAAGTCAATCTGATATGCTTGCTGAAGACTGGTGTATTGTCTAATAAAATTAATAAGTTTACTTTGACTGTACAATCTGATAAAATAGGTATAGATGAAGACAACTGCTTAAGCGTTCTGTAGGTGCTACACCGCGGCGGCAGTTGACTACAAGGTCTCCGGCTTGGAATCACCTAACGTCTATTACACTCATCATTCTAACCTTAAAAGGCAGACAATTATGTCTACTGGTATTGTTAAGGTTGGTTCGGACCTTGAACGTCGTAAGTGGATGCGTGAAGGATTGATTCAAAAAGCTTCTATGTCTTTTTGGAACGCCTACACCGGAACATCTAAAGACGCTATTGTTTTCCAAGCCAACAACGAAAACTCAGGTGAAGGCCATACTGTCGTATTCGACTTTGATGGCAACATTTCTGGCAAAGCAATCAAAGGCAAAGATACTGCTTTTGGTAAAGGCGAGCAGAAAAAGAAATTTTCTGACAAAATTACTGTTGAGCGCTACCGTCTTGTTGTTGACAACGGTGACAAGTTTGACGGCGTAAACATTGGCGATTTGCAAATCAACGAACATTCCGATTCTCGCTCGAAACTTGGCGATTTGTGGATTCGTTGGAAAGATCAAGCTTTGTTTGATAGTGCACAAGGTCTACTTGAAACCAACGATGACGGTGTTCAAGCTCCTTCGCATACTATCGACCTTGGCGCTACATTCACTTTCAACCAGCTGCTTGACATTGAGCGCACGTTGAAAACTTCAAACGGCTACACAACTGGCGGCGTTCGCCGTCCTCTTGATCCGTTCCGTGTTGAAGGCAACGATCGGCCTGTTTGGATCTTTGTTGTTGATTCTGCAATGGCTAACGTTCTGCGTAAAGACACTGCGGGTTATCAAACCTTAGTCCGTAGCGGCGACATTCGTGGCAACAACAACCGTAACATCTCAGGTGTTATTGGTCAGCTAGGTTCTATGCTGATTGTTGAAGCCGGACAGTTCTTTGGTTCTACTGGTGGTTCTACTCTTGGCTTTAGCTTGAACGACTCAGAAGTTGAAATGAGCGGCTTGCGTCAATACGATGGTACCGATCCTACAACTGCACTCTGGACTGGTCAAGAA